TTATGCACCAAATGGTTTTGCAGCTTATGAAAAACCTAATAAATTAAAACCATCTCTAGGCGGTACAGGCATGCCCGTTGCTATAAGGTTGTCTTTACAATTTATGGAAACACAAATTATAACAAAAAGATTTTTGGATCGTTCAACAGTAACTGTTGGTCCATTAAAACAAGAACGTTAATCAATTATGGCAAAATATTTTAATTACTTTCTTAAAACTGTTTATTTTTTAGATGATGACAAAACATCTTTGGATGTTGTTACAAACTTAACCACAAAATTTAAATTTGACAACACATTTAAAGAAAACACCGTAGTGTATTATGATTACGTTGTTAATGATGGAGAAACTCCTGAAATTATAGCTGATAAGATTTATGGTTCTTCAGAGAGACATTGGATAATTTTAGCTTTAAATGATATTGTCCATCCACAATTTGATTGGCCATTAGAACAAAAATCTTTAATTAAGTTTATAGATAAAAAATATAAAGATAGAGCAAATACTGCAAATGGACAAACGGGTTTAAGTTGGTCCCAATCAAATTATAAAGATTATTTTATTACAGAAACTATTACAGATTTAAATACCAATTCTACTACAATATATGTGAATGAAATTACGGCTCAAAGTTATGCAAATACAACTGATACTGCAACAAATTATACCTTGTCAGATGGAACAAATGTAAACATTTCAAAAGTTAAATCAAGAAAATCTTACTATGACTATGAAATTGATAATAATGAATCAAAAAGAAATATAAAACTTTTAAAAAATGAATTTATATCTTTGATAGAAGAAGAGTTTAAAAATATTATACAATGATAGAATTAACTCAGTCTACACAATTTGTTATAACAGACCTTTCAATAGTAACTAAAAAAGGTTCAATAAACATAAAAGGAGTTTATGAAGAAATAAATCTTTTTGATTCTCTTTTAAATCCTTGCATGAGTGGAAATATTATTATTCGTGACGCTGTAGGAATGTCTAATGAATTTTTATTTGATGGTACAGAAATATTAAGAATGAAAATTGGTAAAAATGATGATAAATTATTCACAGAAAAATCTTTTAGAGTTTATAAACAAACTGATAGAAAATCATTAAATCAAAATTCTGAAGTTTATACCTTACATTTTGTTTCTGAAGAATTTTTATTATCAATCCAACAAAAAGTTTCTAGATATTTTGAGACCACATATGCAGAAGCTGCAGTTAAAATTTTAACGGACTATCTAAAGGTTCCAGTTTCTTCAATGAGAGGAACTTTTGATAATTCTAAAGGTGTTAAAGATATTGTTGTACCAAATTTAAATCCGTTTTCTGCATTAAATTGGATGTCTCAGAGAGCTCTTGGTGAAGACAATGTTCCTGGTTTTATTTTTTTTGAAAATATTTTAGGTTATAATTTTGCAAACATTACAACTTTACTCAAAAGTCAAGAAATCGCAAAAATAAATTTTGGTGTTAAAAATTTAGATGTAACTAGAAATAGTTTAGTTGATGAATTTCTAGGAGCTAGAAGTTTTGAAGTTATACAACAATATGACACAATAAAAAATATAAGTTCTGGAGTACATTCGGGAAAATTTGTAGGTTTTGATCCTAAGACAAGAACAATATTAGAACGACCATTTACTTTTAATGATCATTATTCTTTGTATAAAAGTTCAAATCCAAGTCCAACAATAGGGTCAATTAATAATAAATTAGGTTCTAGTCTAACACAATTTAATTCAAAACAAGTTTTTCACACCTTTAATTATTTTTCTAGAGATAGTAAATTTATAAAAGAAAATGATGCAGAATCAGTATCAAAAGAATTTGACACAGAAAATTATGTTTTTCAAAGAGAAGCTATATTTACTAATTTAATGAATCAAAGAGTTAAGTTGGTTGTTCCTGGAAATTTTGGCATTTCTTCGGGCTTTAATGTTTATTTGGACATACCTAAGTATGGTTTTAAAAGTCGTGAAGAAGATAATCGTGACAAATCTGTATACGGAAAATATTTAATTATAGGAACAAGACATATTATAGGGTATGAAAAACACGAAACTATTTTTGAGGCTGTTACAGATTCTTCCAATAGAAGCGACAAGAATGAATTGTATCAAAGTTCACCACAACAAAAAATATGAATAAACAATTTTATTACGCAATAGTTGAAGACCGACAAGATCCATTAAAACTTGGAAGGTGTAAAGTACGAATAATTGGAATACATAATGCCAATAAAAATGAACTTCCAACTAAAGCTTTGCCATGGGCTCAACTCATATACACTGAAAATACAATAAATGTACCAAAAGAAAATGAGTGGGTAATTGTTAGTTTGATTGATGGTAATCCTGATTACCCCATAATGATAGGATCAACTCCTGGCATAACTCTAATTGATTATGAATATCCAGAGGGAACACCAACATGGCCAGACGGAACAATCGCTCAGAAAAAAGATCAACCAACAACACCAAGACTCTCTAGAGGAGATATTAGTGATACGATTGTAAAACGACAAAATGACGATAAAGAACATGTTTGTAATATTTCATATGAATTGAGAGCAGAAATATTGGCGGCTAGATTGAGAGTGAGTGCAGCTGTTCAATGGCTTCGTGAACAGATACAAAAACTTTTTAGTGCTACAAGTAGTTCAGCTTTAGCTCAATCAATACAAGCAAAAATAAAACAACTTGCACTAGAGTTGAAAAAAATACAGAAAGTAATCAAAGAAATAAATGATATATTATTAGAAATTGCAGAAATTGTTCAACTTATAAAAGATTTAATTGTTTGGATTTTAAGTTTACCAGTAAGACTTCTGGCATTTCTTCAACAATGTCTCACTGAATTTTTATCTTCAATTACAAGTGCATTGAGTGGTTCTTTTGGTTCAGTAACAGATGCTTCTGGTGTAACAGTTTTAATATCAGATGTGACCAATTTAGTACAAACTGCAAATCAGACAATTACTCAAGCCGCTGAAGTTGTAGAAAATACAACACAAATTGCAACGAATGTTGTGGACATTGCAAATTCTTTTGAGAAAGTATAATTATGGCAACAAGACCTTCAGGCGATACGACATGGATAGAACCAGATTCTCAGGCAGAATTTTCAAAATATCCATATAATCATGTTCAACAAACCGAGTCTGGTCATTCTATGGAGTTTGATGATACACCAGGTTATGAAAGAATTCGTCTACAACACAGATCGGGAAGTTTTACTGAAATACAATCTGATGGAACAGAAATACATAAAATAAAAGGTGATGGTTATGAAATAGTTGCAAAAAATAATCATGTATTAATTAAAGGTTATTGTACTGTCACCATTCAAGGAGATTCTGTTTTAAATGTTAAAGGAGATGTATTTCAAAAAATTGAAGGTAATGTAAATCAAAAAGTAGAAGGTGATTTAAGTACTGTTGTAAAGGGTGAAGCTATAATTGCTTCAGAATCTGATGTTACAGTTTCTGCTGGCGGTTTAACAGGCCAATTAACTTTAAATGCTCCGTTAGGTGTAATAATTAATAGTGATCTGCATGTTGGTGGTTCAATAACATCTTCTAGTACAGTTTATAGTGCAGACAATTTAATTGCCGGAAAAAAATTATTTTCAGCGGATGGAATTTCAACTTTAGGTGGATTAAATGTTGGTGTTCCAGATACTCCTGGTCCAATGGCACCAGGAGTTATAAATGCTGCAGTGGCTGTTAATGTGCCTACTGTAAATGCACTGACACTAAATGATGTAATTGGACCAGTTCTTTTTATGCGTTATAGATATGACACACATATACATCCAACACCGAAGGGTCCAAGTGGAACGCCTTCTAATAGTCAACTTTCGTGAGTAAAAAATGGCAAAAATAATTGATAGATTAACTTCTAATTTTGATAGTTCAAAATTTGGTACAGATATAAACTTAAGCGCTAAAGCAAAAAACTATTTAAACACTGCTCCTATTTCAGTGCCAGAGTGGATGAAAAATGATATTGCTAATGGTTCAGTAACTAGAACAGATTATTTTCAAAATCCTGTTTCTAGTCATATGTCTTCAATAACTTCAAATGTTAATTCTATAATCGCAGTTTGTGTTAATGATCCAGCAAATACTTTTGCATTAGCTTCAACTGAGGCGCAAGAGTTGGCCAATTCTTCAAACACATTAATTTCTGAATTGCAATCTTTTTTGTCTCATACAAATAGAATTTCTGGCGTTACAGCACCAGGATCTAATACTGAAATAGATGCGTTAAAACCAGATTATACCTCTGCAATGGCTGTAGGAGGTGTAATTCTGACAATAACTGCTAGTTCAGATTCTGTCAACAATGCTTCTCCAATTTTAAATAATTTTACATCTTTATACATTGGAGATGAGTTGTCTTCTAACAGTTGGAGTATAGGTAACTCTAAAGTATTTTTAACGGGAGCAGACACAAATACGGTGACGCCTGTTCAATTAGATCAAATTAGAGACAAAATTAATACCGTATATACTATGGTAAATACAAGAAGAACATCCGATGAAAATTACTTTTACACATCTCAACAGGTAATAGAAGACTTTCAGTTTTTAAATGCTTTAAATAATTCTGGTAGTACGGAAAGAAATTTAATAAACAATTTGGTTGGCACTTCAAAACTTAAAAATATAGTAGGTAGTTGAATAAATAATAAATGGCCACAATTACCACAAAAGTAGCAAGAACCTACAAAGATTTAGACCTTCTTTTTAACATACATCCTGTTAAAAAAGATATCAATAAACACACAGCGGAAATGGCTGTAATCAATTCTATTAAGAATTTGGTTCTTACGAACCACTATGAAAGACCTTTTCAACCAGACTTAGGTTCTAATGTAAATAAACTTCTTTTTGAAAATATGGATGCGGTTACTGCATCATCTCTGGAAAGAGAGATAACTCAAGTAATTCAAAATTTTGAACCTAGAGCAACAATTTATAAAGTTTCAGTAATACCAGATTACGATAATAATGGTTTTACAGTTGATATGGAGTTTTTAATTAACAACCAAACCGAACCAATTGAAATAACATTTTTTCTAGAACGAGTACGATAAATGGCAAACCGATTAAACGTAACAGAATTAGATTTTGATACGATAAAAACAAACTTAAAAACTTTTTTAAGAAGTCAGAGTGAATTCACAGATTATGACTTTGAAGGTTCTGGTTTAAATGTCTTACTTGATATTTTAGCTTATAACACTCACTATAACGCATATTATTTAAACATGGTAGCAAATGAGTCTTTTTTAGATTCATCTATGTTAAGAAATTCAGTGGTCTCTCATGCTAAAAGATATGGATATACTCCTAGATCATCTACAGCTTCTAGAGCAGTAGTTAATTTTACAATAAATTCTGGTTCTGCTACACCAGCATCATTAACACTTCCAGCTGGTTACACATTTCTTTCTAATTTAATTGATAATAGAGTTTACAATTTTATAACTTTAAATGATGTTACGGTTTCAAAAACAGCTAACAATTTTGTTTTTAGTAATTTGAATATCTATGAGGGCACTTTAAATTCTTTTGCATTTAATCATTCGCAATCTTCAAATCCAAAACAAATTTTTACAATACCAGATTCTAATATTGATACTTCAACTTTAAAGGTTTTGGTTCAACAATCATCTTCCAATACTGATACGGTAGTTTATTCTCTAGTTACAGATGTTTTAAATCTAACTGCTGACTCGGAAGTTTATTTCTTACAAGAAGGTTTAAATCAACAGTATCAGATTTATTTTGGTGATGATGTAATTGGTAAAAAAATACCTGATGGAGGTATTGTAAATGTTACTTATTTGAGTACAAGCGGTTCAATTGCAAATAGAGCAAACTCTTTTGTTGGAACGGCTACAGTTTCTGGTTTTTCAAATTTTTCAGTAAACTCAGTTGCTGCTTCAGCTGGAGGTTCAGAAAAAGAAACTGTTGATCAAATTAAATTTGCAGCTCCATTACAATTCATTTCGCAAAATAGAGCTGTCACAAAAACAGATTACATTAAAATAATTCAACAAAGATATCCTCAATTTGATGCTGTAAATGTTTGGGGTGGCGAAGAAAATGTTCCTCCAGTTTACGGTAAAGTTTTTATATCAGCAAAACCAAAATTAGGTTTTGAGGTAACTGAAACGGAAAAAGAATTCTTTGTTAGCGAAATTTTAAAACCAATTAGCGTTTTAACTGTAACACCTGAGTTTGTAGATGTTGATTATAATTTTGTAAAAGTAATTTCAACGGTTTATTATAATCCAACAAAAACTGTTTTAGACACAAATACTTTAGATACAAAAGTTCAAACCGCTATAACAAATTTTTTAAATTTAAATTTAAATCAGTTCAATTCAATTTTTAAATCTTCTAAGTTGAGAACAGAAATAGATAACAGTGATAATTCAATTATATCAAATGAATTAGAAATTTTCTTATCTAAAAGATTTAGACCAGAATTAAATACTACGAACAATTATATTTTAAATTTTGGTGTTGAATTGTCAAGAGGAACAACATTAGACAATTTTTATTCTTCACCACTATTTAAAATAATAGATTCTGAAGGTTTTGAAAGAACTTGTTTTTTTGAAGAGGTGCCTTCTTCTTTTACTGGCGTTGAGGCAATAACTGTAATTACTCCTGGTTCTAATTATACATCAACACCTATAATAGAAATTACTGGTGATGGTGAAGGTGCAAAAGCTGCAGCTATCATCGTAAATGGAAAATTAAATTCTATTAAAGTTACAAATCCAGGAATTGGTTACACAACAGCTGCAGTTAGAATATTGGGTGGAGGTGGTTCTTCAGCAACAGCTCAAGCCGTTCTAGAAAATAGATTTGGTCAGATAAGAATTGCATACTTTAAACCAGATGAAGTTACAAATTTAAATACTAAAGTTGTCTTAAATTCAAATGTAAACAATGGTGTTACAGGCACAATAGATTATGTTTTGGGAAAAATTACAATTAACAATTTTAATCCAAAAGATGTTTTAAATGATTTTAGAGAATTGTCAATAAATGTAAGACCAAAATCCACAGTAATACAATCAATAAAAAATAACATGTTGGCATTTGATGCAGCAGATCCAACAAGTATAGTCACAGAATTAAAAACAATTATATAAATGTCAGAAATTTTAATTTCAAATTTAGTATCACAACAGTTACCTAATTTTATCAGAGATGATAATCCTAAGTTTGTTTTATTTTTAGAAAAATATTACGAATGGTTGGAACAAAGTAACAATGCGATAGGCCAAATAGAATCACTTTACAATTCAAAAGATTTAGATTTAGTTAATAATTTTTACCTTAATGAAATTGTCAAAGAAATTCTTCCTAATTTTCCTCAAGATACATTATTTGATAAAAGTAAATTTATAAAATATGTTGGTCAGTTTTATCGTTCTAAAGGTACACCAGAATCTGTAAAATTTTTGTTTAGAATACTATATGATGAGAATATTGAAATATATTTTCCAAAAGAACAAATAATAAAGGTTTCTGACGGAAAGTGGGTTCTTCCTTTAGCGTTAAGGGTAGAAACAGGCGACCAAAATATTTTTGATATAGAAAAAACTAAAATAACTGGAGCAGTATCAAAAGCCACTGCCGTAGTAGAAAAAGTTATAAAGTCTGTAGATAGGCAACTTGGTATTGAGTACATTGAATTATACATTTCAAATGTAAATAAATTGTTTGCGACAGGTGAAAATGTAACAACCACAATTGTTCAAACTGGCGGAAATACAAGTATTGTTAGTGCAAAATTAATTGGATCTCTTTCAGAAATAAAGATAGATCCAAATAACAGAGGTTTGTTTTACAACGGATATGATCCAGCTCTAAATTATGAAGGAGATCCTGTAACTATTGTTGGAGGTTTAAATCCTTCTTCAAATAATCCAATTGGTGCAGTAGCTACAGTTGGAAATGTGTTGAGAGGTTCTGTTACTGAAGTTTTCGTTGATAATGGTGGATTTGGTTTTAGAAATCCTTTAGTAAATTTAAATTCTTCAATTATAGATTTTGTTGGAGGTTTTTCTGGAGGAGTTTTAGGATCAGAAGCAAAAGGCAAAATATTATTACTTGATTCTGGTACACATAGAACACTTAATGTAAGTAATGTTACAATAGAAGGATTTTATTCTTCAAATATAAATTCAATTGATAATGTTTCAAATACAAAAACTATAAATGAATTGACAACAAAACAGTCTTTAAATGTTTTTCCAGTTTCTTTTATAACGGTAGATTCTTCTGGTGGAGGGTATAGAAATAAACCAAATGTTGAATTATACAGTCTTTACATGGAAGAACTAGATGATGAATTAATTATAAATTCTACTACAGCTGTTCAAGGCACAAATTTACTTAGAGATGAAAATCAAGATTTGACACAACTATTTGAAACAGGTGAATCTGTAAAATTATTTTTAGTCAATCGTTTTGAAGAAGTAAAAGTAATTGCAAATGTATCATCAAACACAATAACATTTAATGATTTTTTTGAAAATGATATAAACAATCTTCAAGTCTATAAAATAAAAAGAAGAAAACTAGACACTGTTGGTTCGTTGGGTAGAATTAATATCATTAATGGGGGTGATGGATATGCTACTGGAGATTATCTAGTTTTCAGTAGTGGTGGAAGAGGTTATGGTGCAAATGCAGAAGTAACTGAAGTTCACTCTGCAAATGGAGGTATAAAAACAATAAGATTTAATGAAACTTCTTCCTACATTCGTGGTGGTGAAGGTTACACAATGTTAGACCTTCCTACTGTTACTGTTGACTCGCAAGGTGGTGGAGCTAACGCAGTTTTAGTAGTTTCGGAAATATTAGGTGAAGGTTACGACTTTGACCTTTCAACATCTAGAATTGGTGCAATTTCTTCATTGAGAGTTACAAGTTTTGGTTATGACTATGTTGAAGCTCCAACTATTTCCTTGAGAAATGCAGATATAACTCTATCTAATGTAACTGAGGGACAATTGTTTGTTTCAAATACAAGAATATATCAAGGTGCGTCAAACACGACATCTAGTTGGTATGCTTTTGTTGACAAATACGATACAAATACAAAACTGTTAAGAGTATTTAATTATTCTGGTATTTTTAATAGAACACTTACAATAAAATCTGATGACAATGTTGTTTCTGGAAATGTTGTAACTTCTGTATTATATGGTGACGGAAAAGCTAGAGCAACAGCTGTATTTGAGAATGGATTAATTCGTTATCCAGGAATTTATTTAAACACAGATGGTCAACCAAGTTCAGATCAAAAAATACAAGATGATGAGAAATATCATAACTTTTCTTATGTAATTAATACAGAAAATGATTATCGTAAGTTTAAAAGGACACTTAAAGAAGTAGCACATCCGGTTGGAACAAAAACTTTTGTTGTTAGAATAGATACAAATACTAAAAAAGTTGCAAATTCTACAGTTGATACAATTTATTTAACTCAATCGTATGTTTCAAACACATTTAATATTGCAAATTCCACAAATAACATGATTGTAACTAGTAGTTTAAATGTTGCTTCAGAAGTTTCTGTGGGTGATTATGTCGTATTGAAGAATTTATCAAAACAAATAACTGGTACAGGAAATGTAGTTTCAAGTTCAAATGTTTTAACAGGCAATGGAACAAACTTTATTAATGATATAAATGATGGCCAAACTTTATTTTTGTCATCTGGAAACACAGTTACCGTCAGGACCGTAGCTAATGCTAACAGTGTAGTGCTTTACGAAACAATTAACATTACAGAAACTAATGTGACCATAAATGTTCGCTTTGATTCTACTAAAAAAGTAAATTCTGTTAATGCCAATACCATATTAGTTGATACAAATTTTGACACAACAAACAATTATGTCTCTACAATAGTACAAAAGGTGAGATAAATACACTTATGTCTTCAATAATTACTACTAACTTTTCTACGGTAATAGCTCAACAGTTTATAAATCTGTTGGATGTTGCTGCAAATTCTTATCTTCCTTCAGATAGACGATCCTATATGTTTGTCACTATAGGAAAACAAATTCGCTGGAATGAATCTGATACTCCTACCGCACCAGGACAATCAACAAGAGATTTGATTTCTTATCAGGATAATGCAATATTAACTAAGAGATTATCTTTAGACAATATTTCTTTCGTTGTACCTAGAGTTAATTGGCAAACTGGAACAGTATATTCTCAATATGGATGCACTGTTTGCCCCTTAGGAACACCATATTACGTTTTAAATAGTAAAGACCAAATTTTTAAATGTTTAGATAATAATGGTGGTTCTCAGTCTACGGACGAACCACAATTAGTTCTTTCCACAACATCTTTAGAAGAACCTTATTTTTTAACATCTGATGGTTATAAATGGAAATATCTTTATACAATAAGTTCCAATCAAAAACAAAAGTTTTTAAATGAACAATGGATGCCAGTCGTTTACAATCGTTTTGTTAGAGCTGCAGCAATCAATCGTTCAATAGATGTAGTTAGAATAACAAATTCTGGAAATAATTATACGGATGGTTCTACACAAAGTATTATAACAGTTGTTGGAGATGGCAGAAATGCCGTATTAAAAGCTAATGTTGCAAACGGAAGAATATCTGACATTGTAATTCAAAATCGTGGCGAAAATTATACTAAAGCAAATTTAATTTTTACGGATGTTACTGGAAGTTTTGGAACTGGTGCTGCAGCTTCTGTTGTTTTATCACCACAAAATGGCCATGGTTATGATCCAGTAGAAGAATTGTATGCTAATACAGTCATGTTTAATGTTGACTTTGAAGATGATGAAGGAGGTTTATTTCCAGCTGAAAATGAATTTAGAGAAGTTACTCTGCTGCAAAATCCTTATGAATATGGAACAACGACTTTAGCTGACGAAGTAACTTATAAAATGTATACACAAATACAAGTTTCTCCTGGAGTAGGAGATTACAATAATGATGAATTAATAATACAAGGTGACAATTTAGAAACATCTTCATTTAGTGCAGAAGTAATTTCTTTTGACGAGAACACAAATATTCTCTTTGTTAATAATTTAAGAGGCAACTTTACACCAAATCAACCAATTAAAGGTTTAACAAGTGGTGCAATTAGAGTTGGAATTAATAGAACTCCTCCAACCCTAGAATTATATACTGGTAAAACTTTGTTTGTTGCAAATAAATTACCAGTTTCAAGAGATCCAGATCAAACAGATAGAATCAGATTTATTTTAAGTTTCTGAAAAGAGGAATAAATGACAACGCTTTTTAATTACGATCCATACTTTGATGATTTTGACGAAGACAAAAATTTTATGCGTGTTCTCTTTCGTCCTGGGTATTCACTTCAGGCTAGAGAATTAACACAACTTCAAACTATATTATCAAATCAAATTGAAAAATTTGCAAATCACATTTTCAAAAATGGAAGTCCTGTAATTGGTGGAAAAATTTCTCTTGACGATAGATCTTATTATATAATTTTAGATTCACAATATAGTGGTCAAGATATTGTATTAGAAGATTTTTTGAATAAAACAATTATTTCATATAACTCTTCAAAAAATTCTAGAGCAAAAGTTATTGGTATTGACAACACAACAAATAATTTAATTATAATTGTAAAGTATTTAAGTGGTGATTTTTTTGTAGAATCTGATGAAATGCGAATTGTTGGAACGAATACATTTGCACAAGTTAGAAATTCAAATGCGGTAGGAAGGTCATATGTTGCAAGTATACAAGATGGTGTCTATTATTTTAAAGGTCAATTTGTAAAAGTAACTCCTCAGTTTTTAGTTCTTGAAACTTTTTATAGATTAGAATTAAATACTACAACAGTAAATATTCAACCTTCTTACAAAATAGGCATTGAATTTGAAGAGTTGATTATTGATGAAATTGATGATGTTACACTTTTAGATCCAGCTCAAGGATCTTTCAATTATCAAGCACCAGGCGCAACAAGATTTAAAATTAATACTGTTTTAAGTAAAAGAACTTTAGATTCTGCTGATGAATCTTCATTCTTTGAAGTTATACGAATTGTGAATGGAGTGAAAACAAAAGAAGTAGATTATCCAATTTACAGTGAAATAGAAAAAACTTTAGCACGAAGAACTTTTGAAGAGTCTGGCAATTACACCGTTGATCCTTTTGTTTTATCTTTAGAAGAACAATATGTAGACGCAGCAAATAATAATTATGTTGATTCAAATTATTTCACTGCAGTTCTAGATCCTGGCAAAGCATATGTTGGTGGTTATGAGGTGCAAACAATTGCTCCAACAAATCTTAAAGTTGCTCGTGGAAGACAAACTGCTAATGTTTCAGATTATGATCTACCAACAAATTATTCTAGTTATATTGTAGCTAATACAGTTTCTGGAACATTGTCAATTTCAGATTTCCCCTCATTGGATGTACATTGTATTCCACACACAGATATTAGTCGTGCATCAACAACAGAATATAATTCGTCTAAGATTGGTACACTTCGTGCTAACATGATGAAGTATAATGATTCAACTGTCACCGATGTTGGAACAACTCACACTTTCACAATCAATGTTTTTGATGTAGATTCATCTTCTATTACTGGAACTTTAGCTAGTGCTGGTTCAAACACAAGATATGTTGTATTGCCATCTTCATTTGCACAGTTACCAACAAATGGTTATAAAGGTTTATATTTCAGCGTTAAAGACGGTCTCGGCACTTCAATTGCTCCGATTTTAATTGAAGGATCAGATGGTTCAAATAAATCTATTTGGTTATCTTCAGCTCTTCCTTTTGTACCATCATCAAATTCTTTTTCAATAGATTCCGATTTTAAAACTGCTGAATCTGTTGCTATAAGAGATGGAGCGTCTTTAACTTTTGCTGGTAATGTTGATGGTGATTCAAAAGATTCTAATGGAAATGCATTTGTAACAGAACCAAATAGACAAAACTTAATATTTGATGTTCCGTTTGAAGCATTAAAAGCAAATTCAATTTCAAATTTTGATTTTTTCTCTAGAAAAGTATATGCAAATAAAGTTTCAAATGCTGGAGGCGAAATAACATTAGGATCTGTTGGTACAGATACTTTTGCATTTGCTGGAACACCAGGTGTACTTTCGGATAATACAATACTAAACAATATTATTTGTTTTGTTCGTTACGACTCAGCATCAAATGGTACTTCTGGAATTACACCAAATACAGTTTTGAGTTTAGCAAATAATTTATTTACAGTCACGGCAATTAATGATCAAACAGTGGTCGTTGATTTAAATACTGCTGGTGTTCGTGCAGATTTTATTGTAACAACAAAAGTTAACAATGCAGAAGATGGTACAAATGGTGCAGTTCGTGTAAAACAAATGTATCCGCTGTATGATGGTCATCAAGCCATTGCTTATACTGTAGACTCTTCGACAGGATTATCTGTTGGGAATACAGGTACTGTAACAGCAATTACAGGCGGTTATGTTTTTCCTGATATTGGAGTAACTTATTTTGATAACGAAAGTGTAGGTGCTGCAGGAAAAGTTAGGGACTTAAAAACACCAGGTGTTTCAGTTAGTCTTGAAGTTCCAGATGTTTATGAAATAGTCAAAATAATTGACTCTAAAACAACCACAGGCAACATTACAACAGCAATGTTAACCAATTCTGCACATGATATCACAGACAGATATGAATTAGATAACGGTCAAAGAAGAACGCATTATGATCACGCTTCAATAAAATTAAAAAGAGGATATAGTTCTCCAACTGGCGGTTCAATTTATGTGATGTACAAATATCTCCGCCATAGTCAAGCACCATCACCACAAAACATTGGACTATTTACTGTAGATTCTTATCTTGGTCAAGCATCAAATATAACATACGACACTATTTCTTATTATAATGATAAAGAAGGTGGAAGACTTTTATCTGGAAGATCTTCGTTTGATTTTAGGCCAACAAGAGCAATTGCTGGCAATTCTTTAAGTGGAGCTGTTTGTCCAGAACCAGATTTGACTGGTGAAGTTTCTTTTGAATATTTCTTACCTAGAATTGATAGAATAGTTGTCAAACCATCAAATGAAATTGCTGTTGTTGAAGGAAAAGCTGCAATAAAACCATTAGCTCCTGTTATAAAACAAGAAGACATGTTAATTTACACATTGTATATTCCCCCTTATACAGAAAGTGTGAAAGAAATACGAGCAGACTTTCAAAATAACAAAAGATTTACAATGCGTGATATTGGCCAATTTGAAAATAGAATTAAAGGTTTAGAGTATTATGTGTCATTAAATTCGTTGGAAAAAAATGCTAACGATTCTAAAATTTTAGATGCTAATGGGCTTGAGAGATCAAAATATGGCATCCTCGTAGATAATTTTACTACAACCGATGTACAAGCTACTTATAGTGATGTTGGATTTGATAATCGTTGTTTAATAGAAAATTCAGAATTAAAACCAGCATCTCTAATGAGAACTTTTAAACTTCGTTGGGTGGAAAGTGCATCTACAGGTCTCTATAAAGTATTGGGAACTGGAACTAAAAAATCTTTAATAATGAATTATTCGTCTTCTGTATTTGCTAGTCAACCGTATGCAACAAAGACAATTCCTGTTGCGAGTGCATTATTTGGCAATTTTAATGGAAACTTAAAATTATTTCCAGAATTTACTAGTGACCAAGATACTGGACATACAGCCAAAGTTACATTAAATTCTACTCAAGGAATAGAAAATGCATTTAATTTTGTCAATGATGCATTTAGATTTATTTCTGATCAAAATCCGTCTTGGGTAAATGATGCAGACAATCCTTTTGCAAAAATTGTTGACAGTAAATGGTTTGAAACAAAAACTACGACAACTAATGAAACAGTTGGTTTAGGTGGTAATCGCAGAGGCAATTTACAGACAACTACAGATAGAGTTTACATATCAAAAGGTGCAGAATTAAATCAAAAACAAATAAGCACTTCTACAAGTGAAGTTGATGTTGGAACTTTTGTAACTGATGTTTCTATTAATCCTTATTTGAAACCAAGAGATATAACATTTGTTGCAATTTCTCTGAGACCTAGAACTAGGTATTATGCATTTTTTGATAATCAAATTGTTGATAATTTTGTAATTTCTCCAAATAAAGTAAAGTTAACAATAACAACACAGCCATTTAAATCTGGAGAAATAGGTTTAATAGCAAACAATACTGGTGAACTTACCACAGCCATAGCAAATTATATAAACAATACTGGAAGCTTTAATGCTGTTATAATGAGTGGTGCAGAACCATCAAGTGGAAATGTTTCAATTGTTAATGAAACTGGTCTTTCGTTGGCTGGAAAATATCTTTGGGGTGAAGATTCAAAATTTACTGCTGTGATTGATTCGGTAATAGAACATAAATCTGGTACTACAAGAGGTATAACATCTTCAACTATTACACTAGCTTCAGATGCGCCAAGTGTAAATATTAGTGGCAATACTTTGACTTTAGTTAAAACTTTTGATTCTACTGAAGGTTATGGTCGTGTTTATAATGTAATTGCATACAATACTTCAACAAAAGTAGCAACAATTGCTGAGACAACTACGACAACTGAAAGAAATTCTACTTACATATATTCTATTGGACACAATCAAACGAATCAATTAGGTGATATTACTGGAGTATTTTATCCTCCTTCAACTACATTTAGAACAGGTGAAAGAAACTTTAGATTAACAGAATCATTCAATAACACGTATGATAAAGATGCAATTTCTTTTGCAGAAAAAACTTTTGTATCTTCTGGTGTTACATTAAATAAAACTAATTTAGTAGATACTGTTTACAATATTGATGTTGGTGTCAAATTGATAGGAAATGCTACTTCTCCAATACTCACAAAAACAACAGTTAATAGTACAATTACGAGTACGTGGAGAGTAGATCCACTAGCTCAAACATTTTTTATTGATGAAGATGTTTATCCTAATGGACTTTTCTTAGAAAGTGTGAGTGTATTTTTCTCCGCAAAAGATGATACACTACCTGTTCGCATACAAATAAGACCAACTGTTAATGGTATACCTTCTACAGATTTTTGGTATCCAGAATCTGTTGTAGAAAAGAAACCTAGTGAGATTACAACAACTTCTACACCTAGTGTTGATGTTTTATCTTCAAAAACAAAGTTTACTTTTGATTCTCCAATATTTTTGAGGCCTGGTCTTTATGCATTGGTTATACTAACGGATAGTCCAGATTATATTGTTTGGACAGCAGAAAAAGGTCAAACAACAATTAATAATCAAAATGTTTCTGTGAATCCTTATGTTGGCACATTATATAAATCACAGAACGCAATGGAATATGTTCCATATTTAAATGAAGATTTGATGTTTGAATTGAATCGTTGTGTTTTTAATACAGGAACAGCAACATTTTCTTTACAGAGTGAAAAACAAAATAGGACATATTATATTGATAGGTTTAGACTCTTAGAAAGTTCAATTACTGGATTATCTAACTCTCCCGTAAGTGTAAATTATTCATTTATTTCAAAACCAATAGGTTCTTCAAAGGAAACGATTTATAGAAGTATAGAACCATCATTAGTTTATGATATGTCAGATGATAATTTATATGCAATTGGAAATAGAAGAAAAGAAATTTTAAATCAAGGAGATTTTACAGTTTCACTCTCTATGTCATCTTCCGATGATTCTGTAAGCCCATTAGTTTCTTTAGAAAGTTTATTTTTAAACGGTTGGGAAAACTTTATTGATAATGGAGAAATAAATTCATCAGATTTTAATATTATAAATCCTGGAGCAGGTTACTCCAATTCAAACAGTGTAGTAGTAACATCATCAACCGGAAGTGGAGCCAATGTAAGATTTATTACTGATGGTGTGAATGGAAATGTAATAGGATTTAATGTAATTTCTTCTGGTTTTGGTTACACAGATGATTTCACAATAACTTATCCAGATACTTCTCATGCAAGTGGCAACATTACAGCAAATGCTGTTGTTACTCTCAATAGTGAATTTGACAGTGAAGGCGGCCCATGCCTTGCAAGATACATAACAAAACCAATTACATTGGCTGATGGTTTTGATGCTGGTGATATTCGGGTTTTCTTAGGTGCAAATAAACCAGCTGGAACAGAAGTTCATGTTTTTTATAAGATATTGTCTTCTTCGGATGTTACACCGTTTAAAGAAAGACCATATCAAAAAATGGAAACTTATAATCCTACTATAAGTCCTTCTATTAATATACAAGAGTTTAGAGAATATGAATATCGCCCATCTATAACTTCTGATGAGATTTCATATATCTCAGATAATGGTGTGACATATGATTCTTTCAAAACATTTTCAATAAAAGTATTGATGATTTCTGAAGATCCTTCTGTTATACCAAGAGTTAAAGATCTTAGAATTATAGCTTTGCCTTCAGGTTAATTAAATGAAAGATAATTTTTTAAAAGTAGAAGGCGATCAGTTTGTAAAAGACAAAAAGACCAATGCTCTTTTGACAATTAATAGAAATATTCTTCTGCAAAATGAGGCTAGAAAAAAATTAGGTCAAAAACTTAATGGTAAAGACGAAGAGATAAATAAACTTAAAGAAAAAGTAAATGAAATAACAGATGACATTGGAGAAATAAAAAGCATGTTATCGTTGTTATTACAGAAAAAGGACTGTTAATTAGAAATGCCTACGACACTAATACCTATCATTGCAAGAACGAATACGATTGATGAATGGCGTATTCAAACCAATAAATCGGCCACAGATTTAAACGATTTAGGCTTTTACACATATGACAAAACTCAAGGTACATTAATACTTTCAAACACTTCTGTTTTACAAATAACTGCTGAAGGAACTTCACTTCAAGTTGCAAACAATGTTCTTTTTCAAAATAATTTAACTCTTTCAAACAATTTAATTTTAGGCGTTCAAAGTTCTGGCACAGGTAATATAGTTGCTGGTAGCACAGTTTCTGTTAGGGGTCCTGGTAGAGCATTATCAGTATCAAATAATGCTTTTGTGGGTATAAATTTAGAAGTAGTTTCTTCAATTTATACTGGAAATGTTTATGCGAATAATGATGTAACAATAGGTGATGACCTGACTGTTGACGGCACTTTAACTTTACCTGGCACAGGAGTAGTTTTAGAAATTAATGATGGTGAAGCTTCTGTAAATTTATTGACAGGTTTAACAGTTTCTTCCACAAATGTTTCAACATCAAATCTTTATGCCGCATTTGGAAGAATAGATGTTCTTGATGATTTAGCCTTTGCTAGAATAGGAATTTTAGAAAATACGACAGGAAATTCTTACTATCTTTCTTCCAACTCTCATACTTCAAACTCTATATCTACAAGAT